GTCGACGGCGCCGGCGGTCATGGCGTTGTAAGTGCCGGTGTCGGCGATGCCGGCATCCGCGAACAGGCTGTGCGCGGCGACGTCGAAGTCGGCCAGAAAGGCGTTACTCATCCGCCGGGCCCTCTTCGCTCGCCTTGCCGGCGATCGCACGCAGCGCGGCCTTGTCGGCGTTGCACGCATTCAGCTCAGCCCGCCGCTGCGCCGCCACACTCGGGCACTGGCTCGGCGGGCCTTCTGCAATTGGGTGATCGAGCAGCAGCTCGGCCGGGATCGGCTGCACCACGTTGCGCGGGCGGTCGACATACTTCGGGTAGCTGATCACCTGTGGCTGCGTGGTGGCGCAGGCGGTGAGGGCCAGCAGGGCGATGGCGGCGACCAATTTGGTGACGCCAACAAATTGGTGGGCTCGCATCAGTACCCCTCCAGCTCAGGGCACGCCGCATCGAGCGGCGCCAGCGCAGCCGCGCACGCGGGCGACTTGCCGGCATAGCGGCCCGCGAAGGCCTCGAACCACTTCACGGCGTTGCGGCGATGCTCGGCCGCAGCCTCGGCATGGAATTCGGCATCGGCCTTGGCGTCGGCCCACTGCGCCTGGCAAGTGTTGAGGTCCACGCGCGCGGCGAGCGCGTCGGCTTCCCACTGGCTGTTGGCGGTCACGGCCGAATCGCGCCCGGCCGAGCACGTGCCCAGGTCCGTCGCCGCCTGCGTCACTTCCGCGCGCAGGCTGCTGGCATGCCACCACCAGGCGCCCACGGTGGCGGCCTGCAGGGCAACGCCGACGCCGATGGTGATAGCGAGCGCTTTGACAGCGGCGGCGGTGGTCGCAAAGCTGAACATCAGCCTTCGTCCTCGGGCTCGGGCAGTGGCACGCGCTGGCAGTCCTGCCCGGTGCAGCGCGGGCCGACGTTGTTGGTGTCGGTGTTGGTGCGCGTGTTGGGCGAGTCGAGCCGGCCGCTGCCCATCAGCCCGCTGTTCTGCGTGCCGGTGTTGATGTCGCGCACCTGCGTCGTGGTGGTGGTGGTCTCGCTGTTGTCCACGCTGCCGCCATCGGCGCCGAGGTCGCGCCCGGCGTTGTGCCCGATGTGCTGCCCGCCGGCGATCTGATCACCGCCGATGCTCGGCGCGAGCTGCGGTAAGACCCCGAAGGCCGCCTCATTGCTGCGGGCGCTGGCGGTGCTCACGTCGCGGACAACACCGCCGAGGAATCCGAATTGCGCTTCGGCGCTGCGCACGCTGTTGTCGCTGCTGCGCCAAGCGACGGCAGCCGACGCAAGCGGACTGAGCTGGCCGATCAGCGCGAGCCCTACGCGTGCCGCGGTGCTGGGCTGCGGCACGTACTGCTGCGGCTGCGCGTTGCCGCCGGCCACGAAGGCCAGGGCCGCAAAGGCCTTGGCGTTCTCGACGCATCGGTCATCCTTGCAGTGCTGCGTATCAGCCAGCGCGGCGATCTGTGCGGCGCGAGATTCATCCGCAGCGCCTTGGCGTGCGTAGAACGCATCCGCCTTGGCATCGCCGGTGACAGTCACGCAGGTAGGCGGCTTATCGTCCGCGGGGTCAGCATCCACACAGTGGCGAATGCCCTTGCCACCACCGCAGGCAGTGAGCGCCAGCAGCACGGAGCACAGCAGGATCAGGTTGATCAGGGTGCGCATAGTTTTCAGTCCTCGGAAGTGTTGGCGCGGTCGCCGCTCAGGCGCTCGCGAAGCCAGGGCCAGCGGTGTTCGATGGCCTTTCGAAAAAGCGCGTAGCTGACTGGCCCCCACAGGCCGACCGCACCGCCGACGGCAGCGCCGGTGCGCCAGTCCAGATCGGGCGGCCACAGCAGGTAGGAGGTCGCCAGGCCGAAGCCCAGCGCGATCAGCTGGATGGCGCGGTGGCGCTCGCGCGAGCTCATCCGCTCCGGCAGCCAGTACTTGACTCGCTGCGTGGCACCGACGGAGATGAGCCACGCCAGCAGCATCGGCGCGAACCACGTCGGCGCAGTGCCGACGACATGCACCAGCAGATCCCACCCGGCGCGGATCACAGCAGCCACCACAGGACAGCGACGCCCAGTGCCACAACCAAAAGCACGCCAGTGACTACCAGGCGCCGAAACTCGATCACCGCTTGCGCGCACGCCTGAATTGCCTGCTGCCTGTTAGCTTCGATCAGCGCATCACACTCGGCCTTTACCGTCTCTCGAAACCGCTCAAACCGAACCTCTTCCGACTCAAACGGCAGACAGTCCTCGGGGTTGGCCTTCGCCCGCTCCACGCCGTCGCGGCATTCGTCGACCGTCAGCAACATCGGCACCGGCGGCTGCCCGTGCTGTTCGAGGGCGCACTGCAGATACTCCGGCGCCGAGCCGAAGCGGCGGCTGGTGTTGCGCACGCGATCGCCGGTGCGCAGGACGCTGGTGACGACGCGCGCGGACATGCTCAGTAACTCCACATCGCAGGCGAAGCCAGGCCGCGGCCGCCCATTCCGAGGTGGATGAATCGCGTGTGCGACGGGCCTTTCTGCTGCACACCGATGCGGCTGATGCCGTGCTTCAGCGCGATCTGAATCAGCCGCAGCGCATCGGCGCCAGTCGCCGCCACATCGCACGCCGCGCCCTGCGTGTGCTCGCCGGTGGTGGTGCCCTTGCGAGCCTCCACGGGGTGGGACGGGTGCCGGTATCCGCTGGTGATGCGCATCGGCCCGAACTCAGCGCGGATGCGCTGCAGCGCGGCCAGAAAGTCTTTGCGCATGTGGCACGCACCGGTGTGCTTGCACGCGAACTTGGCCCGGCTGAAGTCCGGGTAGGCCGACCAGTCGCGCACCAGCTCAACTTCTTCAGGATCCGGATCAAGGTTTATCACGGTTGACATGGCTTACTCCGTTGCCTGCGCACGCAGGCGGGCGTCTTCTTCAAGCCGGGCGCGCACTTCGCGCTCGACGCTGGGGGCCACGCGGTAGATGGCGCTGAGCTGATAGCCCTGCTCGCGCAGCTGCAGGCGGGCGTCGCCGGTGTCGCGCGACATGAAGATGGCGATCACCAACATCACGACGCAGCAGCCGACAGCGATCGACACGCCCCACCCACCGGCATTGACGGTGACGGTGATGTTCCCGCTGCCGCGCAGGGCCTTGAGCAAACGTTCGGGATCGATCTCGCTCATTTCCGTCGGCGCTCCGGTCGCTTGATGTGCCGAATGTCGACGCCTTCGCGATCGACCAGCACCAACAGAATCCGCGCGACCCATTCCAGCTCATCTTTAAGGTCGCCTACGTCTTCGCTCAGGTCGACGTTCTCGATCAGCGCCAGACGCTTATCCATCTTTGCGAATTGCGAATGCAGCCAGATCACCCACCCGCCCAGCACCACACAGATGCCCAGCAGGCTGAGCACAAGTCCGAGGATGGCGTTGAGCTGATCGAGCACGGCATGGCCCTTGGTGTGGAAGGACACGCACCGCCCGGCGCACCGGGCGGCGCGGGTGGGTTAGCTGACGGTGGTGTTGCCCGGGGTGAGCTTGATGGTGCAGGTGAGTTCGGTATTTGCACCGGCCACCCAGGCCACCGCCCCGCCCATCACGTCGCCGGTCGTACCGCTCGCCGCGGAGTCATCGAAGGCGCCGGTGTTGGTGTTGGCGCTGACGTCCCACAGCAGCTTTTCACCCTGCGCGAAGACTGCCGCAGAGACTTTCGGGACGCCGGAGAAGACGCCCTCAAGGGCGACCGAGCCGGTGGCGCCGATGGCGATGGCGACAAGCGCCACGCCCAGGCAGTTTCCAATCTTGACCACCTGGCCAGAGGCGACCGCAGCGCCGGTGCCGTTGGTCCACTGGATAGTTTCACCCGGTGCAACATAGTTGCGTGCCATGACTTTATTCCTCATGTTGCGCCCGGCCGGGGTGCGGCCGGGCGTTGTGCTTTGGGTTCAGGCGCTCAGGAGTGCCCGCGAATTAGCCGCCGGTACCGGCGTTGCGAACCGCGCCGCGAAAGCCGACGCCAGCGACGCCGTAGCGGTGGGCGACTTTCCAGGCCACGCCGTCGCTGCGGAAGTTGGTTTCCTGGTCGAGCGTCGGGGTCTGCACGCCGTCGAGGAAAGCCACCTCAAAGGTCGGCTCGACAGCAGGGTCGGCGAGCATGTACCAGACGGTCGCGGCCATGCGGACGGAATCAATAACGTCGCTGAACAACCCGCGCACCACATTCGGCTTGCGCTGATTCTTCTGGGCTTCGTCGTTGTATTCCTGCGCGTTGAGCTCGCGGGCCTTGCTGCCGAGCGACAGCGGGCCAAGAAACAGCTGCGGCGTCAGGTCGAGATAGTCGTTGTTGCCCGGATCCTTCTGACTGGCCATCTGCTGGCGCATGGCGTCGATGGTTTCGATCGACGGGGCGCCGCCGGTGGCAGCAAGGTTGCCGTGGTCGACATGGAACAGCGCCTTGCCGTCCGACATCGTCGGGCCGAAGCCGCCGTTGAGCGCGAACAGAGCATGCACGTCCTTTTCGATGGTGCGGCCCGCGGCCTGCCCGAGAGCGCCGGCCGCACGCAGCACCAGCCCCAGATCATCGTTGACGATGACCTCGGGGGTGATCTGCAGAATGCGCCCCATGCGCTTGCCCTGAATGACCTGCTTTTCACCGTCGCCGAGCGTGCCGTCTTCGTACTCGCCCTTCTCATTGACACCCTTGAGGTCGCTGAAGCTGGACAGCGAGTAGCGGTTGTGGGGGCGGTAGTCGGTCAACGTGCCGATCGAGCAGAAGCGCATCCAGGTGAACGGGATAAGGCGATAACCGGCCTGCACCGTCTTGTGCATGGTGTTTTCCAGCACCACCACGAAGTCACTGGTGGTCTGCTGCGCAAGCGCGCGGCGGGCCAGCTCTTCGCGCCCCATCGGCCGGGTGTCCACGCCCTGCTGGCGCAGGAAGGCTTCAGCGATGCCCGACAGCGACAGGTTGCCGAACGGGTTGCCCTGTCGGGCCGCGCTGGCTTCGGCGCCGCTGATGATGTTGTGGCGCGCCAACAGCAGGTTCGACGCGGCAGCCTGCAGCTTCTCGCGCTCATCCGCGCCGGCCTGGTTGCGCACGCCCTGCACAGGCTCGCCCTGGCCGACACGCGCCAGCAGACGGGCCTGCGCCTGTTCGAGGGTGACGTTGGGGTCGGCCAGCACTTCGGATTCGAGCTGCGCAACACCGGCCATCTCGCGAAAGCCCGCGTAGACGCCACGGATGCTGGTGTTGCGCTGCGCGATCGCCGCGGTGGCCAGGGCGATCGCATCGGCCGATGGTGCGGGCGCAGCTGCCGGGACGGCTGCAACAGCTGCCGGGGCCGGCACGGGCGCCGGGGCCGGAGCCGCCGGAGCTGGGGTGGGGGTCGGCGGGCCGCCTGCGGCAGCCGCCATTGCATTGTTCAACTGCGTACGCATGGCTGGGTCCTCGATGTGCTCCAGTACGGAGCGCTGATATTCCTCGCTGAGCGAGGCGAATGCGGCTACTGAAACAGCCGAGTTGATGTGCGTGTGCAGCTGCGCCCGCGGCGATTCCGGGGCCTTGCTGATCGCGTTGATGTAGCCGACGAGTGCCGCAGCGGCGGCATTGGCATCGAGCTCGGCGGGGCTGCCGTCGATGACTTTGTCGGCGAGCTTTTCGGCCACGGCTTGGGCGGCCGTGTACCAGTGGTCACGGCCGTCGGCCATCAGGTTGACGAAGTCTTCCGCGGGCCGGCCTGTCTTGCGGGCGTAGCTCTGCGCCATGGCCTCGCGCTGTACGCGCAGGTAGGCGGCGGCATCGTCCATTTCTTCCGGCGATCCGAACTGCCCGGCCTTGGGCGTGTGCAGCATCATCGAGGCGTTGGCGTAGATATTGACTTCGTCGCCCGCCATGGCGATCAGGCTGGCGATGCTGGCGGCGACGCCTTCGATCGACACCACCACGCGGCGGCCGGAGCTCCGCAGCAGGTTGTGGATGGCAATGCCCTCGCTGACAAAGCCGCCATCGCTATTGATGCGCACATGCACTTCACCTTCCGGCGCGCTGCGCAGCTGTGCCGCGACGCTTTCGACGGTGACGCCTTCATCCCAAAAGCCCACGCCGATCGGCCCGTAGATAAGCAGTTCGGCGCCCGCAGCCAGCGCAGTGGCGCGGAGCACGGAGCGCTGGCCAGCGGTAGCGGTTGAAGCGCTCGCGGCCTCGGCGGATAGGTGGCTGGTGCGGCGGGCGCTGGCGTTCGTCGGGGGCGCGGCGTTGTTCTGGTTCATCGCATTCTCCGTGGATGCGTCCTGAATCTCCCACTCGCGCTTGCGGGCCTGCCAAGCGCGCTGCTGATCGAGCACGTCGCGCGGGTTGGCGCCGCGGCGGCGGATGATTTCCGGGCCGGACATGTAGGTGTGTTCTTCCATGAGGGCCATTGCCTCGGCCTCGTGCATGGGGTTGATCCACGGCATCTGCGGCAGCGCGTACATGGCGTCGCCGATGCTGCGAGGATCGAAGTACGCCGGCACGCGCAGCAGGCCAGGCGTAGCCAAGGCGACCGCCGCGAAGCGCTGGTACATCCGGCGCTTGATGCCATTGATGAATTCGTAGCCGAGCACGCCATACGCGCCGTATTGCTCCACCAGCTCTTGGCGCTGCGCGCTGTAGGTGCCGTTGTAGTTCTTGGCGAGCGCACTGAAGCTGATGCGCATGCCCGAGGCCGCGGCCCGCAGCTGGCCATTGCGCCAGCCTTCAAGGTTCGGATTGGGGCGGTTGGTGTCGACGGTGCCGACAGACTCGCCAGGGCGCAGGTTGTCGAACACCATGCCGGGCGACAGCCGCGCGGTGCGGTCTTTCTCCGGGCCGCCCTCGGGCAGCATGGTTGGGTCGCCCTTGATGATGAACGCGGCAAAGCACGCCGCGATCTTGGCCGCGATGCGCTCGCTTTCCTCATAGTCTTTGAGGTCATCGAAGCGCGTCAGCACGGAGGCCAGCAGGCTGATGCCGCGCACCTGGCCGATGCGCTTGGTCAACCGCAGATGCATCATGCGGTCGGCCGGTACGACTTTGGTTTCACCGAGCAGGGCGAGGGTGTCGCCGGGGTGGTGCTTGAACAGGTGGTAGGCGACGGCTCGCCCCCAGGCGTTGTGCTGGACCCCTTGCGTGATCCCACGGCCCGGCTCGGTGAAGTCCCACGGCAGCAGATCGGCCTCGATCATCTCGACGCTGTACGGCACGCGGGTGCCGTGGTCGAGCAGCGGCACCGGGCCGATCAGCTCCTGCAGCAAGGTTTCGCCGTCGCGCAGCCAGCTGCGGCAAAGCAGGCGCTCCATGCTGCCGATATCGTGCTTCCACGTAACCTCGGGCCGCTGGCAAAAGTCGCTCCACAGCATGCTGAGCTGGAACGCCAGATCCTCAAGCACGTCGCCATCGCGGTTACGCGGCTGCGGCTCGACGCCGATGCCGGTCGGGCCGATGATGTTCTGTTCGAGCGTGTTGAATGCGCCGTCGACGATGTCGAGGTTGCGATCCAGATGGCGCGCCAGGTTGCGCACGTAGATGCCACTGCCGACCACGGCATTGTTGCCGCTGCCGAAGTCGCGCACGGCGTCGCGGAAGCGGTTGCGGTCTGCGGCGTCGTAGGCCTTCTGCGACAACGCAAGAGCGTTGCGGGCCTGCGCACGCTTGAAGCCGTGCAGCGGCGCGACGGTTTCGATAGCGCGGTCGATGCCACGGGCCAGCCAGTTCATCGGCGGAAGCCCTCGCAGCGGTTGCTGCCGTGGCCGCTGAAGTCGGCCACGGCGTATAGCGATGACTGGCCCTGCGCGGCGGTGACTTCGCTCTTGACGGCGGCCTGCCACTCACGCCGCCCGGCGCGGACTTCGGCCAGATCGGCCAGGGTCAATGTGCGCTCACCCATGCGCACGGACTGGCCTTTGAGGATTTTCTCCTCAGCGTCCATGTAGAACTGCAGCATCGCTTGCGCGGTGGTGGGCATGCGGCTTGGGGCTCTCACCCCTGCATCTGGCAGGGCGTGGTGCGCATGCTCCCGATCGAAGTGCGTCCCGTCTCGGGGGAACGGGACGCACCCTGTTCAGCTACGCGGCGCGCTGCTCGACCGTGCTATCCCGAGCCTCTTCGATGTCGATGACGGCGTACAGCGTGCGGCGCGAAAGGCGGAACTCACGGCAGATCCAGCGCAAGGATTTTCCAGCCTTCAGCGCAGCCAGGATGTCCTGCACCGGGTACTGCGGCTCGTGCACGCTGGCCGGGATGTACAGGTCTTGGCTGGGGTATTCCTCGACCAGGTACGCGACCACTGCCGCCACGATCGGCCGGATATCGTCACTGTCCTGCCGCAGACGCAGCGCGGCACCAATGGCCAGTTCATCGACCAGCTCACTGACACGCGCACGGCAGCGGGTGACCTTACGACTCATAGGCGACGGCTCCAGGCATCGGACGCAACGGGAGATTTCTCGGGCGGGCGCTCGACAGCCGGCGCAGCAGGCTTTGCCGTCGGCGCCGGCGGTTCAATCAAGGCCTTCGCATTCGCCACCAGCGGCGCAGCCACGAGCGCGCCCAGCGGCGCTTCGGGGCCATCGAGCTGCGCGACGATAGTGGCCAGCAGGGTCAGGTGCTCAGGCTTGCCCGCGGTGACCTCGCGCCAGGCCTGCAGCGACTCCGACGGCGCGGGTTCGGCGGGGTTGGTCTGGATCCGGTGGACGATTTCGCGGAGGGCTTCGACGGCCTGCAGCTTGGGCGCCTCTTCGGGCGCAGCGTCAGGCGCGGGGCGCGAGGGCAGCACGGCGACGGGGGCGACCAGCTGCAGGGCGGCGGCGGCGAACAGGTCGCCTTCCGGTTGCACGGCCTGCTCCAGTTGATCCCAGAACTTGGCCTTGCTGGGGTGCCACAGGCTCAGCCGCTCTTCGAGCCATATGTCGTACGCGAGGCAGTCTTTGACCTCGATGCGGGTGCGGATGGGCGTCCAGCGGGTTTCGGTGCCGTGCTGCATGCGGCGCGTGGCGCGCACTTCGCCGGCCAGCTGCTTGAGCCATTCGTCGCTGACTTCGTCGCTGATGTGGACGTAGCCGGGGCCGGGCGTGGTGACCTCCAGGCGCGACTGGAATCGATCCTTGGCCAGGTTGGTACCGACGTGCCACAGCATGGGGCCGTGCTTCTCAATGCGCCCGTTCCATTTGTACTCAACCCGAACGTTACCCATCTCAATCGAGCGCTCGCGTCCGTTGTAGCCCTTGATGGCGTGGACGTTGAGCGAGCGGCAGCGGTGGGCGAATGCGTAGACAGCATCGGCATGGTGGCCGCCGGAGTCGATGGCGGTGGCGTGGATCCGCTGCGGGAAGCCGCTGATGTGCGGGTACTGCGTCACGCGCAGGAATTCCTCAACCTCTTTCCAGACCTCGGGCAGCGCCGGGCTGCCGAAGAACACGCGGTGGTCAATGGTCCACATCTGCCCGCCGCGGCCGTAGCCCCACACGCCGACCTCGATGCGGTTGTCTTGCGTGTCCGCACCCGCCAGCAGCAACAGGCAGTCGCGCGGCATCATGCGCAGCGGGAAGGGCTCGCAGCGGGCGCGCAGCTCGCTGGCGTCGGTGCGCTCGATGTCTCCTTCCCAACACTCGCCGAGGGTGGTGTTGACGAAGGCCTGCATCTTCGTCGCATCGCCTTCCAGCAGCTGGCGGTGGGCTTCGAGGAATTCCTTGACGATCGCCGACCACGCGACGCTAGGGCTCAGGGCGGTCCATGCGTGCAAGGCCACATGCGGGGGCGCGGGCTGGATGTTGCCTTCGCGGTCGGTGAATGTACCGTCGTGGTGCAGCCACAGCTCACCGTCTTCGCTGACGTACCTGCCCTGTTCCGCGACTGCAAGGTAGTCGCCTTGCGTGATCGAACAGCCGTTGTGCGGGCAGACGTGAGTGACGGTGGTCGCGTCACCGTTGCGCCACTTCATGCCGTGCGGCGAATCCTTGGTGCCCCAGGTGATGGCGTGCCACTCGCCGCAGCTCGGGCATGGAATTTGGTAGGCCATGCGCACGTCGGCGCAGCGGTGCTCTTCGTCGATGAGGCAGAAGCCCTTGATCTTGGGCGTGCTGCCGGAGACGCGCTTCGGGAAGGTCGCGCCCTCGGTACGCTTCCAAGCCAGAACAGTCGGGCTGCCCTCTTTCTCGACGTTGCTGTCGAACTTCGACAGCTCATCAAGCACGGCGTTGTCGACGCTGAAGCGGCGGTAGTTTCCGCTGGCCTTTCCGCCCATGGTTCGCAGCTTCGAGCCGAGAAACGACTTGCCTTTGAGGGTGTTGTTCTTGCTCCGCTGGTGGAACTTCGGCATGACGTCGCGCATGGCTTTGACGTCGCGCAGCGCGGTTTCGATCTCGTCCTTGACGAACTCGTCGCGGTCATCGTCGGTGGGCTGCCAGATGCAGCTGTTGCGGCGCAGCTGGTGTGCTGAGTAGAGCAGGAAGGCCAGCAGGATCTTGGTGTAGCCGAGGCGCGCGCTCTTTTTGAAGGTGACCTGCACAACGTCGTCGTTGCTCAGGACGTTCATCAGTGCGCGTTGGAACGGCCACGGCGACCACTGCTGTTCGACGTAGGACGATTCGGCGCTCAGGTAGAAATGCTTGCGCGACCACGCCTCCAGGTTCATCGGTGGGCGCGGCGCCCAAGCGCTGAGAGCGCGCGAGACGGCGGCCCGGATAGTGGGCTGGTATTCCGACTCCTCGATCGGCAGATCGGCTGCAGCGGGAGCGTCGAACATCATGCGGCTTCGACCTCGCTACTGCCGGTGGTGTCGATGTCGTCGCCGTCTTCGTCCTGGTCGGCGTCTTCAAGCGACATGGTCGCCACGGCGGTCAGTGCCTTTCCGACGATCGAATCGACCGACGCCAGGGCCGCGGCGCCGAGTTGCGGGTAGTGCCGGCGAATCTCGCCCTTGATCGTGGCCAGCAGCTTGCTGGCCTTGGCGCCAGCGGTCGCAAGCGCGTTTTCCAACGCAGCGACCGGAGCGAGCTCGCCCTTTTTCTCAGCGTTCTGGAGCGCGACCCGGATGCGCTGCTCGCGAGCCAGCAACGCACGCTCGCGCACCAGGTTGGCTCCGTCATCGCCGCCGCGCCCTGCAGCCATCTCGCGCATGTGATCGCAGTAGGCCAACAGCCAGTCGCGGCCGGCAACGCCATCGGCCAGAACGCCGCGGCTGCACAGGTCGGACACGGCCTGCTGAGACACGCCGATCAGCTCGCCGAACTGCCGCTGAGTCAGGCTGGCATCAAGGTCAACCAACACAACCCCCCAGGCACAAGCCCACAACTAGCCAGCTTTTGCGGCCTCCATTACCCGCAGCTGATTCGGCTGGGGAGGACCCGTCGTTCAGGTTCGCGCTCAGGTTCGCGTTCACGCGGCCGGGCCGGGCTGAGACGCCGCCGAAGCGCCGGCCGACGCGCCCGCATCGCCACCGCGACCGAACAGACGGGCGAGCTGGTCGATGCACGCACCGGCGACCGCAGGGTCGGCAGCCTTGAACTCACGCGGCTTGTGCTCGATGTCGGCGACAGGCTCGACAGGCAGCACACCGCCGCGCATCACGTAGTCGCAGGCTCGACGGTAGGCCCTGGCCAACATGTCGGCAGCGACCTTGCCAGAGCTCGCCCGGTACTGCGTCCAGTCCAAGTACGCCAGCACCTGCCGAGTGAACCGGCAGTATTCGCGCGCCTTGATCTGCTCCGCAACAGCGTCGATGCACGGCACATCCAGGCACCGCAGCCGAAAGGCATTCGCACTAGGCGGCCACTCATCCGTGCCCAGCCTGCAGCACTCAAGCCCATGCGCGATCTGCGCATCCGTCAGCCCAGCCAACGCACGCAGCCACTCATCCCCAGCGATGCGGATAGATCCGTCGTCCTGCTCCGGACTGACCCCCATCGCCGACGTCCACCGGTGCGGGTAGATGCTCGCCATACGCGCCCACACACGGCGCAGGACAGCCCTACGGCGCTCGACCTCCGTCGACGACGCTAAGCCCGTGCAATCGCCGCCCGGCGAGCTCATCCCCGCGCCCAACTGCTCGCTCAGAACGCTCGCTCGAAGCCCGTCCGCCCGTAGCCGCTGCATGCCCATTGCCCCTCTCCCGTTGATCCCGTGCCCTACCTCGTGCGGTTGCCACCACATGCGCCAACCGCGGCGGCCCCTGGCCCTTCTGGCCCAGCTCCCACGCCACGTCCTCGATCGCCTGCGACGACAGCCCCTCGCCCAGCGCCTCCAACAGCCCCGGATGATTCGGCTGTGCACCCATCACCCCCAGCTCCCTGAGACGGCGGCACAGCGCACCCGCCACAGTCGGCGCCACGCGCGAAGCCTGTGACTCTTCCTCAGTGCTTCCTGCGGAGTAGCTGTTATCTGTTATCTGATGTGCGCCCCTCATCGGCACATCAGCCCCGCCCCTCATCCCGCCCCTCATCCCGCCGAAACCCGCATCACTGCTGGATTCCTCGCCGCCCCTCATCGGTGCCCCAGATCCCGCCCCTGATCCGCCCCTCATCCTGCGGGCCTGACTTGCCTGAGCCGCGATCGCGCATCGAAAAACCAACCGCCCCTGACAGCCCGGCACACGCTGCAGCAAGCCGCACTCCACCAGCACATCCAGCGCATACCGGATCGCCTTCTCGCTCGGCACCGTCTCCGCACTACTGTGGCGCCCACGCACCCCAGGCACCGTCACCGTCTCCGCGAGGCTCCGATACGTCACCGACCGCACACGGCCCACCACGAAAGACTGCCCGCACATGAAGCGCCGCAGGCCCTGCAGATACATCACACGCGCCATCAGCGGCAGCTCATGAAGCGCCGCATCCTCCTCCGCGTACCAATGCCCGTCAGGCCCGCTCAAGCGCCCGCCTCCAACGCCGCCAACGCATCCGCCACCTTCTGCAGCTGATGCGCCTGCTGCTCAGGCGTCAGGCTCGCCAGCGCCTGCCGCTCAGCCGCCGCCTGCTTACGCTTCACATGCGGCAGCGCAAACGGCCGCCGGCGCGGATCGCCCAGCGGCGTCGAAACCTTCGCCTTGCGCCTACCCATGCGCGACGACCTCCACGCCAGACGCAACCTGCGCATCGTGCTCACGCACCCGGCACTGGCCCGCCTCGCAGGCCCGGCCGATGCCCAAGTGCTGATGCGAGCACGTCGCAAAGCCCGTACCGCAGCGCGGCACCGCATGCTGGGCATGCAACGCACTCGCCGTGACGTACGCCCACACATCAGGCTCGAACACCGGATCAATCCCATCCTCGCCGGCCATCAGCGGCGGCCCCGCTTCGACGGCACAGCCACCATTCCCGCCTGCTGCATCAGCGACAACATCGCCTGCAGCTGCGGCTGCATCTGCGCCATCGCCGCCGCCTGCACAGCCGCCGGCTCACGCAGAAACTTGTCGACCAGGTACTGCACCGGCGACAGATCGCCCGTCACCTCGATGTAGCGTTCCAGCTCCGACACACTCAGATCACGCACCCGGTCGCCCGTGCCCCCGCTCAGCTTCTCGCTGAGCTTCGACGGCGCCACATCGATATCCGCGGCTGTGCGCGCCAACCCGCGCTGATACACACCCGCCGCCACACACTCGCGCAGGCAGCGATGCCGGCGCGAAATACCCTCTTCAAGCGTCAACGTCAGTTGCGTAGACATGGGGAACCTTTGGGATGAATACGTCCCCGTGATTCCCCATGCACTGCCGGAAAATTGGCGCCATGGACAACCACGGAAGACAACCGAAAGAAGCCCCGCCCCGCCCCCAAGCGCAGCGCGCAGGGGGAACGCACAGCGCCACCGCACAAGCGGGGGAGACCAGTGCAGGGGGAAGGGCGAGACAGGGGAACAAACCGCGCCACGTAGGCGCGCAGCCGCTGGTAGGCTGCAGAAGCCACACCCACCAGCCCAGCGGAGAACACAGTGATCAACGACGACGAACCACCAACCGAAGCACAAGCACAGCAGATCGCTGCAGGCCAATACATGGCGCTCAGCGCGGCCGTGCACGCACTGATCGCCACGCATCCGAACCCCTCAAAGCTCCGCGACATGCTTATGCCTTACCTTGCGGAGACAGACCGGATTCTTCTGACGCCCCAGGCCCTGCAGGCGGACGACGGCATGCGGCAGTCGTACTCGGAGATTCGGCGCACATTGCTCGACGCACTTGGCGAAGACTGAGGCCACGCGCAGCCGCGAACGCTCGCATCTGTCCGCAGGCGAATCGAGCCAAGAACGGCGCGCCCTCGAGGGCGGGCACATCCGTCAATCGCCGCAACAAATCCGCATGCACCGCATCGTTGACATCAGAGTCAGACGCGCCAACCACCACGGCCCGCGCTTCTGAGTCATCCAGCATCTGGCCCGAGCGCTCGCGCTCAGCCAGCAGTGCGCGCATGGCGCCGCGCGGCAGATCAGGCGTGCCGTCGATGAACGCGCACACCACAGCCGCCCGCGCCCGCAGCGCATCCGACAACCCGAACCGCATCGCCGCCCGGCCGCGACCGAGCGTGCTGCGTGCGGGTTGGACAACCGCGGAGACAACACCCCCTGCCCGCATGCGCAGCAACTCTGCCTGTATGCCGGCCAAGCGCATCTGGGCCTCGCGAAGGCTGATTCCAGTCATGTCATGCTCCCAAGGCGGCACAACGCCGCCCACAGGAGACACCCATGCCCACAAACACCACGCCCAACAGGCAGTCCCGGCCAACCAAAGCCGAATACGCACTGCAGCTCACGTGCGCGATCCTTCAGCACCGGGACTTGTCCCGAATGAGCCCGGAAGAAGCCGCGCAAGCAGCGCTCCAACAGCTACACGCTGTGGAGGCAGCACTGAAGCTGCCGCGACCCGTGGGTCAGCCAGCAGACTGAGAAACGTCTCCAGGCGGCTACTTGGATCAATCCACACGCCCGCCGCCATTGTTGCGGCGGCGATATCGAACGCCCGGGCCTCGACAACGGCCGCATACACAATCGCGCCAAGTTCTTCGCCATGCTCATCCACATGCTCGCGCAGCTCGGCTTGGGCGTACTCGCGCAGCTTTGCGTCGCTCAGGCTGGCGGCGTCGGCGGCTGCAGTGTGCTGTTCCATACGTTCGGTGGTGCTCGTCATTTCAGGCGGCCTTCTGTTCGGGGGATTGGGTGGCTTGCGCTGCTCCCGGGTTGGGGAACAGGTCAGGCCGCAGCGCACGCAGCTGCCACTGCCGACCCTCGGGGAGCGGCGCATCCTCGGGCCACGCGGACACCGCGCCCTTGCCGACTCTGAAGAAGTCGGCCAGATCCTTATCGAACTGGAACCCGAGCAGCTCCCGGGCCTGTCGCTTGCTGATCATCGGTCTACGCGCCTGGACGGTTTGAAAGAGTCTAGAGCTATGAACCGACGTTGCGCAAGAGTTCCCCACGCTGAACCGGTTGCGGCTTAGGTTCGACGCCATGAACATGGGTGAACGACTCAAACAAGCGCTGGAGGCGCGCGGCAAGACCGCGCCCGGGCTCATATCAGCGCTAGGCCTGTCCAAGGGCGCGATCTACAACATCCTCAGTGGCCTCACGCGGCCGGACAAAGTGCGTGCGCAGACCGTTGAAGCCATCTGCGCCCATCTGAACATCCGCCGCGACTGGTTGCTGCAAGGCACCGGCGACATGGACCCGCCCGCCACTGCCAGAGTAGGCCGCGTCGCCGAGGAAGAGCGCCCCGCCTACATGCGGCGGATATCGGCGTGGGACTCGCCCACCGACCTACCCGCCGACGAGTACACCTTCCTCCCGCACCTTGACGCCTACCTCAGCGCCGGCAACGGCGGGCCGTCAGCTGAAGCCATCGAGCGCACCGACAAGACCACCCCATTCCGAAGCGACTACATCCGCCGCCGTGGCTGGGGCGCTGACACCCACTTCACCATGCGCTGCAAGGGCGACAGCATGGAGCCCACGATCCAAGACGGCGCACCAGTTGTGATCGACACCAGCGACAGCGGCCGCCGCATCCAGTCGGGTCGGGTGTATGCCATCGCGGTCGACGGCGAACTGCTGCTGAAACGGCTCGATCGCCTGCCCGGCGGCTTAGTGCGGGTGCGGTCGGACAACCCCGCACCCATGTACGCAGCCTATGAGTTTGCCGAAGCGGCCATCGAAATTATCGGTAGGGCAGTGTGGACACCGACGGAGCTGTAGCGTCTTCGTCAGACAGCTCGGCGCGCACGCGCAGCACCGCCAGGTGCCTGCGAATCTGCGCCGCCTCTTGGGCGATCACGAACAGCACCAGCACAGCTTCAACCATGATCCAGCCGACGACGGCAAAAACAACCGTTGTCCCGATTATCAGCATGCTTGAAGACCCTGCAGCGATAGAAATCGCGCTTGCGAGTGCCATGAACAGCAGCACCAGAGCATAGGCAAACTTGGCCGCCACCGGCGTTACCCACTTCCGCGGCGCATCTTCCTTGGCCAGCTCCAGCAGCTTGCTGCGCCTCACGGCCGCACGCTGCCCCTTGAGCGCCGAATCCACCTTCGCGTAGATCGCCCCGCATGACGGACACGCCTCATCCGACGCGCCCGTGGATGCCTCATTGCTGTGCCCGCACTTCTTGCACGTCGCTCGCATGACCCACCCCCTCGCCCGTTTGAACGGCAAGGATGCCACAGCTGCCACGCCCCGAATTCTGAATACTTGATAAATGCCAGTTCACGGAAGCGAACTGCGGAGTTCTTTACGCTTGACTCCGTAGTTCATCGCTCTAGACTCACTCCCACGCCGCACCCCGCGGCGCACGGGAGCCACCCATGTCCGCACCCACCCGCACCACCACCGGCCCGCGCATCGGCCACGCCTTCGTGGTCGACGGCGTCGAGTACCGCAGCAGCCAGCAGCGCCCCACGCTCGCCCTGATCGACCTGCAGACCCAGATCGGCCAGGCCAACCCCGGCCGCTACGCCCTCGGCCTGCCCCCGCACGAAGCCCCGGCCAGCGCCCTGCAGCTGCGGCCCCTGTTCGCCACCGCGAACCCCCGCCACACCCCAACCACCCACGGCCGCCGCCGCACCGACGCCCGCCGCATCGCCGGCCCGGTGATGGCATGAGCGCCGAAAAGCTCGACCTGCACGAAGCCTGCGCCGTGCTCGCCGTGCACCAAGACTGGCGCACCGACCACACCACCAGCTTCGTCGCCCCGGCGACCCTTACCGAAGCGCTCGACGTCGTCATTGACGCCGCCAAGGTGATGGCGCACGCGCTCACGCTGATGCAAGGCGTCAACGCCACCACAAAGTCGATCGCCGGCAAGGCCCTGCGCAAAGCGCGGGCGCTGCCCGCGTCCAAGTCGGGCAGTGCCGCATGAGCACCCTCACCCCCCTCGAAATCCTGCATCAGCACTTCTGCTGCGACAGCAACCGCGAGCCGCGCAGCTACATGCACACGCCGCACATCGTCTGCGGCCGCATCTGCGCCACCAACGGCCACTGGATCGGCGCGCTCGACCAGCTGCCCGCGGCTGACCACGGCTTGCCGTTGCTTGATGTGCAGCGCGGCTACGACCCGTCGAACATCCTGCAGGCCGTCTACGCCTACACAGGCGACTTCGTGCCTGCCACCACCATCGGCATCCGGACCGAAAAGTGCACCCGCTGCCGAGGCACCGGCCGCGCCATCTACGTCGGGTGCTTTGAGTGCGACGGAAACGGATATTTCGTTCACGGCTCGCACGATTACAAATGCAAGGAGTGCCACGCCGAGGGCGAGATTGTCCAGGCTGGCACAGGCCCAACATGCAGACTTTGCCACGGCGTCGGCAGAGCACCGGTGCGGATCAAGTCAAGCACGCACGGCGACCCCAGCACAGAGCGCTCGGCATCAAGCATCTACGTCGCAGCACTGCGCGCGATCGGCGGCGAGATATCTGTCACCACTGTGCGCAGTCCAGCTTCGGAGTTCTACGTCCTGCGCTTCCCCGGCGGCCATGGCGCGCTCATGCCGATGTGCGGTCGCCCGTTGCGGCTTCACCAGTCCGACCTCGCCCCCGCAGCAATCGAGCCCGAAGCGGTAGCCGCAGGCGGTGCCGCATGACCACCACCCACACCTACATCGACATCAACCCCAGCTACCACGCCCAACTCCAGGGCCACTACAGCGACGGCCACTGCCTGCACATCCGCACCCCGGCCGGCATCCTCACCCTGCGCATCAGCACCGACAGCAGCGGCCGCGACATCAGCGCCCACCTGTTCACCGCCGGCGCCGCCCGCACCACCTTCGGCACCTGGCTGCACCTGTCCGGCCCCGCCTGCGTCCGCCTGCTCCGCACCGTCACCGCCCACAGCCACCTGTGGATCGGCGGCACGTGGGTCGAACTCCCCGCCGAACACACCGACGCCGCGCACCGCTGGCTGCGCCAACACATCGGCGACCACTGCGCCGAGCACACCACCACATTCGAGCCGACCGCGGAGGCTGCATGAACCGACTTTTGTCCGCCAACTTTTGGTTGGGCGTTTTGCTCGGCGCCGCCCTCGCCAGCCTGCTGCTGAGCACCGCCAGCCTCGCCACCCGCGACGGCCTGGCCGGCGCCTGCATCGGCTTCGCCCTCGGCGCCCTCGCCCTGGTCGCCGTCATCACCACCCGCAACCGCTGGACCGGCGATGAGCTTGACGACTGACCTCCCCGGCATCCCCGTGTTCGCCATCCCCTTGTTCCCGAACAGAACAGCTTGCGAGGTCATCCCCATGCCCGCACACCACCGCCAGCGCAGATACGCCCGCGCCGAACACGACCCGCGCGTGATCCACGTCGCCCCCCACCGGCACGGCAGCTACATCGCGGCAAAGAAGAGCGTCATTGAAGGCTGCACCCGCATGCGCCTTCACCAGTGGCAAATCGACGCCTGCGTCGGCCGCGTAACCGCCCTGTCCAAGCACGGCAAAAGCTGCGCCACCTCCGTCGCCGACGCCATGCGCCTCGCCCGCAACTACCGCGACCAGAACAACGGCCGCAGCCCCAGCGGTGACGCCGCATGACCACCCTGCCGCCCGAACTCATCGCCACCGGCGCCGCCCTGATCGGCCTGCTGATCGGCTACCTCATCGGCCTCACCGACGGCACCCGGAGCCCCGAATGAACACCCCCACCACCCCGCCCCACCCCGGCCGCCTCGTGCTCGGCTTCGGCCTGTTCCTGTGCCACATCCACATCCACCCGCAAGACCCGTACGAACTGCTGATCGACACCAAGCCCGTTGAGAACATCGACCACATCATTCAGCGCTCGATCACCCGCACCCTCGGCCGCGCCATCCGCGTC